TCGAGGCCAGCCTGATCGCGCACATCGTCAACGCGGGCGACACTGCCATCGACGGCAGCCTGTTCCGCGCCACGGTGTCGCAAGTGGCCGAGCGCCAGTCGCTCGACGCCAAGGCCGCCGAAGCCAAGCTCCGCGAGCTGGGCGTGGACGGCCGTTGGTTCAGCAAGAACCAGAAGACCAGCCGGGGCTACACGACCGTGAAGGTCGTGGCGCGCAAGGCCTGATCATGATCAAGGCAGCCAACTTTTACAGGCTCGGCAAGGGCCGCGCGGTGGTTCAAATTGAGATCATCGACGCGGGCCGCCGCACCCACCTGTGTGAACACGCCGTCGAGGGCAAGCGCGAGGCTCGCCTCGTTGCCGCCCAGTACAACGCTGAACCATGGAACTTTTGAGGGGAGACGAAAGATGAACGACCGGAACTACTGGCGCACCTGCGAGATGTTTGACCTGATCGAGGCCGCCTTCGAGAGCGACAACGAGCTGGCCATCGTGCTGGCTGAGCGTCTGGAAGACATGGATACCGAGGCGCAGGAGGCGCTGTCCGACTGGAGGCAGCGCGCCGAGGACTTGCAGATCGACTGCAACCAGCTCGACGACAAGGTCTACGAACTGCGCGCCGAGATTGAGCAATTGGAACTGATGATCGCAGAACGCGATCGCATCATTGAGGAGCTGAAGAAATGATCAAGATCGAAGTGACCGGCAACAGCCTTGGCGAACTGGCCGACAAGCTGATTGCTATTGGTAACAGCTTGCGGAACAGCGACAACGAGCGCATCGCCGACAAGTCATATTGGCAGGAACGCAAACTTGAGAAGGCCTACGCGCCGCCGGCCGAGCCCGTTGAGATCAACCCGGTTGCGCCCGCACCACCCGCGCCTGTGGCCGACGCACCTGCGCTCAGCTTCGAGAAGGACGTGGCACCCGTCGTGCTGCGCGCCGTGGCTACGAAGGGCAAGCCGTTCGTCGAGGGCATCATGATTGAGTTCGGCGTCGAACGCGCCTCGCAACTGGACGCAGCGCGCTGGGCCGAGCTGATCGACCGTCTTGAGAGCCCGTTCTGATGGCACACGCAACGCTCAGCCCTTCGGGCGCGCACCGCTGGATGGTGTGCCCCGGCAGCGTCGCCCTTGAGGCGCCGTTCCCCGACCAGAGCAGCTCCTACGCGGCGGAGGGCACACTGGCGCACACGCTCGCCAGTGAGTATCTCGACGGCAGCTCTCAGCATCCCACATCGCGTATCCACGACGTACATCAAGTCGGCCCCTACGTTTTTACCGTTGACGCGGCCATGGCCGCTTACGTGGACGACTACATCCGCCTCGTCCGCGAGTACGCCGAGGGCGCCCTGCTGCTGGTCGAGCAGCGCGTGCCCATTGGCCACATCACGGGCGAGGAGGGTGCTACCGGCACGAGCGATGCAATTATCGTAGATACAAAAAAGCGCACGCTGTCCGTGATCGATCTCAAATATGGCATGGGCGTCCGCGTCGATGCCGCCGATAACCCGCAGCTCATGCTGTACGCTCTGGGCGCACTGGAGCAGTGCGACCAGCTCGGCGAGTTCGACAATGTCGCCATGGTCATCCACCAGCCGCGCCTGAACCACGTCTCCGAGCACTGGATTTACGTGGGCGACCTGTGGGCCTTCAAGCGGCGAGCAGCCGAGGCGGCCGAAGCGACGCGCCAGCCCGACGCACCGCTCGTGCCCGGTGAGAAGCAGTGCCGGTTCTGCAAGGCCAAGGCCGTGTGCCCGGCCCTGCGCGACGAGGTGGCAGAGGTCGTCAGCGGCAGCGCAACGCTCGATGAGTTCCTCACGCCGGACATGACGACGGGCGACAACTATTTGGCCGTGGCCATGTCGAAGGTGGAGCTGGTCGAGCACTGGTGCAAGGCCGTCCGCGCCGAGGTCGAGCGCCGCCTGCTGGCCGGTCAGACGGTCGATGGCTTCAAGCTGGTCGAGGGCAAGCGCGGCAACCGCAAGTGGAGCAGCGACGCCGAGGTCGAGCACCTGTTCAAGAGCTTCCGGCTGCGGCAGGACGAAATGTACGACTACAGCCTGATCTCGCCGACCAAGGCGGAGAAGCTGCTCAAAGATACCCCCAAGCGCTGGGAGCGGGCCGAGGCCCTGATCTCCCGCGCCGATGGGAAGCCATCTGTGGCACCCGCCACGGACAAGCGGCCAGCACTGGCCGTTCAATCGGTCGCGGATGACTTCCGCGATTTAACTGCAAACTGAAAGTGAACAAAATGGCTACACGTATCATGCTCAAGAACGTCATCTTGTCTTTCCCGGCGATTGCCGAGCCGCAGGCGTTTGGTGAAGGCGAACCGGCTTACGGCGCCAAGTTCGCCATCAAGCCGGGCAGCGAACACCAGAAGGCCATTGAGGCCGCCATCCTCGCCGAAGCTACCGAGGGGTGGAAGGACAAGGCCGGCAGCGTCCTGAAGATGCTGGAAGAGGACGGCAAGATCGCCTTCGTCAAGAAAGTCTACCGCAAAAAGAAGACCGGCGAAGCCTATCAGGGCTTCGAGGGCATGCACTACCTGTCCACCCGCAACGCCAAGACCCAGCCGAGCGTCTATGATCAGTATCGCGAGAAACTCACGACCAAGGGCGAGATCGAGAGGCAGGCGCACAGCGGTGCCATCGTGGACGCCTCGCTGGAAGTGTGGTTGCAAGACAATAAATGGGGCCGCAGGGTGAATTGCAGCCTGCGTGGCATCATGCTGACCGGCGAGGGCGAGAACCTCGGCGGCGGTTCGTCGGCGGCATCGGCCGACGAGTTCTCAGCACCGGCCAAGCCGGCTCCCGACGCGGACGACTTCCTGTGAGCGAGGAGGGACACAACAGCGCAGGCGAACAACTGCGCCTCCTGATCGAGCGCATTGAGACGCTCGAAGAGGAGAAGAAGGGCGTCGCGGGGGACATCAAGGACATCTATATCGAGGGCAAATCCCGTGGATATGATGTCAAGATCCTCCGCGAGATCGTCCGCCTCCGCAAGATGGAGCCGAGCAGCAGGAACGAACACTTTGCAGTGCTCGACACCTACGCCAAGGCTATTGGCATGGACCTCCTGTAGGTCTATATAACTGGCGCGCCTGTTTCTCCCAGTGGGGCAGGCGCGCCTCTGTTCTGGTGAGCCGCGCGTGGGTGCGGGTCTCCTCGCGTTGCTGATACACGAAGCGCGCGGCTCTCCCGAACAGAGGAGTATCAGCACATGATCAAAGCAATCGAAACCCGCTACAAAGGCTATCGCTTTCGCAGTCGCCTTGAGGCACGCTGGGCGATCTTCTTTGATCATCTCGGCCTGCGCTGGCAGTTTGAGCCCGAGGGGTTTGACCTGACCGAGCGTGGCCTCGGCTATTATCTGCCGGACTTTTTCCTGCCTGATCTCAATTACTGGATCGAGGTGAAGCCCGATAATTTTGACGATGAGGTCGCCTACAAGAAACTGGCCTACGTTGCTCAAGCAACCAAATCGCAGGGGTTGGTCGTCGCTGGCGAGCCCTACATCAACGTAGAGTTGGGCTCTTTTGAACATTACGGCAACGCTGGCGACAGGTGGTGGACTGTAGACGTAGACGACTACGAGTGCGCCGGCATGTCGGATGGTCCGTACCTGTTTTGCGTCTGCCCGCTGTGCGACAAGATCGGTATTCAGTTCGATGGGCGCGGCGAGCGCATTTGCAGCGACGAGGGCTGCGGCACCAAGCGCACGCGCGAGGAAGCGTATGCTTTGGGTTTCTGGGGCAACCTGTATCACGGCGACAAGGCCTACAGCGGCGACCACCCCCTGATCGTGGCTGCTGCCGAAGCGGCGCGCAGCGCGCGGTTTGAGCACGGCGAGACTGGTGCGGCGTGACCACCCTCTACCTTGACTTAGAGACCTTCTCCGAAACCAACATCACACACGGCGCCTATCGCTATGCGGAGGAAGCCGAGGTGATGCTGGTGGCGTGGGCGTGGGACGACGGGGCGGTGACCGTCTGGGACACGCAGGACATGCCGCACTGGCGTGACGCGCTCCAGATGATGATCGACGGCGTCGAGCGCATCGTGATCCACAATAGTAACTTTGATCGCACCGTCCTGCGCGAGCGGGGCGTCCACATCCCCGTGGAGAAGATCATCGACACGATGGTGCTGGCCCTGCAGCACAGCCTGCCCGGCTCGCTGGGCCAGCTCTGCGACGTGATGAACGTGCCGCAGGACAAAGCCAAAGACAAGGCGGGCAAAAAGCTGATACACTTGCTGACGAAGCCGAGGCCCACCAACGTCAAGCTACGGAGAGCTACCCGTGACACACATCCCGAGGAGTGGGCCGCATTCGTGGAATACGCCCGGCTCGATGTGGACGCGATGCGAAGCGTACTTGGGCGACTTCCAGCATGGAACGATAGTCGTCATGAGCGGCACCTGTGGCGGGTTGACCAAAGAATTAATGACCGTGGTGTCGCCGTTGATCGCGACTTCGCAAGAGCAGCTATACGAGCTTTCGATAGAGCTGGACGAACTTTGGCCACTCGTGCAGCCCATCTAACGGGCGGCAGCGTCACGTCCACAACGCAGCGCCAGCGCCTACTTGACCACCTCAAGGACGCCCACGGCTTCGAGACCGAGGACTTGACGCGCGCCACGCTCGGCAACCTGCTCGACGGGGATCTTAATCCGCAGGTGCGTGAGCTGCTGGAGATACGCCAGCAGGCCGCCGCGACGAGCCCAGCCAAGTACAGCGTGCTGCTCAACGCCACGAACCGAGACGGCCGCCTGCGCGGCCTGATCCAGTTTTGCGGCGCGGCGCGTACCGGTCGCGACGCCGGCCGCCTGTTCCAGCCGCAGAACTTGCCGCGCTCGCCAGACTGGTTCGACGCTGACGTGCAGGCGACCACCATCGCCGCCATGAAGGCGGACTGCGAGCACCTGATCTGGGACAACGTCAGTGAGCGCTGCGCCTTCGCCGTGCGCGGCGCGCTGGTCGCCCCCAAGGGCAAGAAGCTGGTCATCGCCGACCTGTCCAACATCGAGGGGCGCGTGCTGGCGTGGCTGGCCGGCGAGGACTGGAAGGTCGCCGCCTTTAAGGCATTCGACCGGGGCGAGGGCCACGACCTGTACAAAGTCACCGCCGGCGTCATCCTCGGCAAGGACCCCGGCGACATCACCAAGGCCGAGCGGCAGCTTCAGGGCAAGGTGCCAGAGCTGGCCGGAGGCTATCAGGGCGGCGTCGGCGCGTACCGCAAGATGGGCGGCGCGGTCTTCGACGCGATGACCGACGAGGCCATCCAAGAGATCGTGACGGCGTGGCGCAAGGCCCACCCGCGCACGCGCAATCTGTGGTACAACATGGAGGCGGCCGCGCGGTCCGCCATCAACCGCGTGGGCGAGAGCTTCGGCGACTTGATCACGTTCGACGTGAAGCCGGACGCGCAGGGCATCGCGTGGCTGCGGATGAAGCTGCCGAGCGGCCGCTACCTGTGCTACCCGCGCCCGGAGGTGTCGGACAGCGGGAGCCTGTCCTACGAGGGCATGAACCAATACACCCGCAAGTGGGAGCGCCTCGACACCTACGGCGGCAAGCTGGTCGAGAACGCCGTGCAGGCCATTGCTCGCGATGTGTTCATGAGCGGCATGCTGCGCGCCGAGGAGGCCGGCTACAGCGTCTGCATCCGCGTGCACGACGAGCTGGTCTGCGAGACGCCGGACGATCTGGCGTACAGCAGCGAGGGGCTGGCCGCGCTCATGTCCAGCAATCCGGGTTGGTCGGTCGGCCTGCCGCTTGCCGCCGCCGGCTTCGAGGCGTACCGCTACCGCAAGGATTGACATGCACACTGCCAGCGCGTCACTACCCCATCACCAGTACGTCTGGGTCGATCAATCGTTCATCCGCGAGGGTGGCACCGGGTATGAACAGGCGGTCTGGTTCGGCCTGCACAGCCATCCCGGCCGCGCGTGGGGCTGCACGGTCATGCTTGAGTGTGGCAGCGTGTACAGAGATCTGCCGCCACACGCCCTCGCGTTCAGCGCCGAACCGGACGACTGGACGCTGCCGCAGGCCCAGATGTGGGATTGCTACGGCCGGGACTTCTCGCTCTTGAGCTACACGTTCCTGACCGGGCTGCAGGCGCGCAGCACGGCCGGCATCCTGTGCGACTATTTGTTCACGGCGGTGCCCATCGGCGACGGCTACAGCGAACACCCCAGCCAGAGCAAGGAGTTCATGTTCATGCGGACAGATGGTGAACGACTGCTGATCTTGCCGACCAACAAGCTGCGCTTCGTCGACAAAAGCTTCACCGTCGAGGGCGAGCGGCCGAGGCTGAAGCTGGCCGACACGGTGTGGAGCTGCGAGGAGCAGTGACGCCCGCCGGCAAGCTGCAGGAGCACCTGAAGCGCGTCGTCCAGAAGAGCGGCGGTCAGTACCGCAAGGCGCGCTGGGAAGGTCGCAGGGGCTGCCCTGACTGCTTCATCTGGTGGGAGTGGCCGCGCGCCGCCTTCGTCGAGATCAAGGCGGACGGCGACCGTCTCAGCGGCCACCAGCAGCGCGAGATCGAGCGCATGCGCGGCGACGGCGTGCCGGTCTTCATCGCCCGGTCGATTGAGGAGATCGATGAAATTGTGAAAAAAGTTCGGGAGGGGGTTGAAACCTAACGTTGCATGTGCCACTAAGGTGCATCAGCAACGGAGACCGACCATGTGCCAGACCTGCAACAACCCCGCCCACGATGACCTCAACGACGATGTCTTTGACATCTTCGGCCTGACCGCCCCCGCCGCCGTGGCCGCGCCCGTCGCGTTCGACACCGTGCTGGCCGATGCCCAGATCGCCAACACCCGCCAGTTCAAGGAAACTTGCCCGGCCTGCCGTGGCAGCGGCGTGTTCCGCAGCTACACCGGCCGCGTCGTCGGCGACTGCTTCAAGTGCAAGGGCAAGGGCGTGCAGTTCTTCAAGACCAGCAGCGACGACCGCGCCAAGGCTCGTGACGCCGCCGACGCCCGCAAGGCGAAGGCTGCCGCCAGCGCCGCCGATCAGGCCGCCGCGTGGCTCGAAGCCAACCCGGTCGAGGCCGAGTGGCTGCGCCAGCCGGTCACCGGCGACTTCACCTTCCACGCCGACATGCTGGCCGCGCTGGTCAAGTACGGCAGCCTGACCGAGCGTCAGGAAGCCGCCGTCCGCAACGCCGCCGCCAAGAGCGCCGCCCGCAAGGCCCAGTGGGCTGCCGAGAAGGTTACCCGCGACGCCGCCGCGCCCGTCCTGACCATGGACAAAATCCGCGCCGGCTTCGACAGCGCCGTCCGTCACCTGAAGCGCCCGAAGCTGCGTATCGCCAACGTCCAGTTCTCGCTGGCCCCGGCCACCGGCCGCAACGCGGGTGCCATCTACGTCGTGCGCGCCAGCGACGACACCTACCTCGGCAAGATCACGCAGGATGACCGGTTCATCACCTCGCGCGACTGCACCGCCGCCGATAGCGAGACTGTCGCCCGCGTCGCCGCCGACCCGGCCGCCGCCGCCACCGCCCACGGCCACGAGTTCGGCCAGTGCTCGTGCTGCGGCCGCGAGCTGACCAACCCCGAGAGCGTCGCTCGCGGCATCGGCCCCATCTGCGCTGAGCGGTGGGGCTGGTGACCTTCAAGCCGCACGACTACCAGCAGGAGGCCCTCGCGCACCTGTACAAGGAGCGCAGGGCCGCCCTGTGGATGCCCATGGGCGGCGGCAAGACCGTCACCACCC